AGCCAATTCGCCTTCAGCATCCAATCCGTGGATTGCTTTAAGGTCTTGTGCTAATTCCATTGTGTATTCAGCTTTAAGAGCTCTTGATTTAGCTGTTACAGTTGATTTCTCAATTGAAAAAGCCATTTCGCCGTATGAACCATCACCAGTTTCACCAACACCCAATCTCTCAGCAGCACTTGTAGCAAGTCCTGTACCAAGAGTTGAAACTGTGTCAGCTTCGTCTGCGATTGTACCGTCTGTATCAGCATCTACTACACCACTTAATCCTGTTGGATCAGCTTGATGTGTACCAGTTCCTGAGAAGTCAGTATCAGCTTCGTTAAATAAAGCTTCAGTACCACCTTGTGTGCTGTACTTAGCTTTCATTGCAAAGATAAGTCCTGTAGGACCACTCATTGGTTGTACACCAGCGATATCATATGCAATCAAGTTAGGCATTGCTCTACGAACTAAAGAGATTAATACTGGATCAAAAGTTCCAATATTACCACCACCAATGTTATTTGGTGCAGCAGCTTCAGAAATAAAATTTCCTTGTGCTTGTGCTCTTTCTTCTTGTAGGGCAATTTCCTGATTTTCTAACAAGCGAGCTGTTACAGCTTTCTTGTATCTGTCTTGGATTTCAGGAGCTGCTTCGTGATCGAGAACAGGACCCCATTTTTCCATTAGTTTTGCGTCTGCGTTAAACATTTTTGTTTTCCCTATTTTTTACTTTTTAAAGTTAGTTATAGCTTGTGTGTATTTAGCCATAGACTCAGTTACAGTTTCTTCTGAAACCTCACCGTCGCCTAATAAACTATCAACCTCGTCCACTGATTCAGTAACCTCTTCAGATTTGAAGTATGATTCTTTAACAGTTTTAACTTTCATTTCAAAAGTTTCTTTGTTATCGAATTCAATATCTTCAACCAAAGATGCTAATTTCTCAGCTTCAGTTGTAGCAAGCCCTGAAGATTGTTCTCTGACAACTTCTTGCTTTTCAAATTCTTGAACTGCAGTGTGTAGTCTGATATTATCTTCTGTGGTTTTATTTAAAGCCTCTTCAAGCTCAGTGACTGATTCGTTGAGTTCATCAACCAAGTCTACCTTACCTTCAGGAACTTCGATATAGTGTTCTTTGAACACGGATTGAAGTGAAGTCATAAAGTCTTCAGCAATTTCAGTCCTAAGACCGTTTTGTACTGCAACTTCATTTTCTTTCATCCATCCTTCAACAACGTAGTTTAAGTATGAATCTACTTTTTCTACTAATGAAGTTTGAACTTCTGATACTTCTTCTTCGAGATTTTGCGCATATTCTGCTTCAAGTCTATCAATTTCTTCGCTTAACTTACTTGTAAGTACTGCTTCGAAAATGGCAGATGCTTTGTCACGGAATCCGTCTGAAAGTGTAGCTTCTTCCTTGATGATTGCGTCGATATCTTCTTCAAAATCAATTGACTCAACCTTAGCTTTCGCTTTAGGTTCAGGCATTTTACCTTTGACTGCATTTGATGCGTCATCGGCTGATTTAATAGATTCTTCTTCGCCATCAATAGTTACTAACTTAGCAAACATTTTTTGTGCGTCTTCTTTTTTTGCTTTCTTAAGCATTTCGACTGCTGCTTGAATTACGCCAGCTTTAGTTTTTGGAGTTTGAACAGTTTCCTTCTTAGGTTCATGCTCTTCTTCCTCATCCTCGTGCTTGCCTTCTTCTAAAGCTTCAACTTCCTCGTCTAAAATTTCCTCATTTTCAACGAGCTCTTCAGTTGTTTCTTCAGAAACTTGCTCTTCAACTTCAACAGTTTCAACTACTTCTTCAGCGTTATTTAAAACGTCGTCTGACATAGTATTCTCCTATGATTTTAGATTTAACTTAGAGAGGAAATTTTTAAAAGCTCTAATTTCAACTTCAGGTAAATTTTTACTTAAAGTACTTTTAATTTCAGTCTCAATTTCTTCAATATCTTGTTGACGAATTAGCCCATTATCCCATACCCATTCAACACCTTCCATAACTCCATTTACAAATGCACTTGGAGCTGAAGGGTCCTGAACAATATCTACAGTTGATAACATAAAGTCATCTCCCACATATTGAGCGCCATTCCTTTGTACAAGACTTCCCATACCACGACTTGATACACCAAGCTTAACTCCACCTTCGAGTAGTCCTTCGACTATTTGTCCCATAGGGGTCTTTAAGATTGATGCCTTACCCACAACATCATTTCCTTGCCAATGCAAGTCTGTGATCTTGTGCGAAACTTTATCCAGGTTTACTGTTGGTCCTTCTGGATGATTTAACTCTCCAACAGCTCTTCCTGTTTTAACTTGTTCGTTTATATACTTTTCTACGGCTCTTTCCATAGTTTTCTTTTCGTATATACGACCGTTACGATTCTTTTTGTTCGATTGCATAAATACGCCTTCGATAAAATAGTTCTTAGAACCATCCTTCTTGGCTTCGCAAATCGTTTCCAAATTCTGTTCTACATATTCGGTTATTAATTTCATTTAGATACCTAGTAGTTTGAGCATATCATCTGCAGCACTTTGAGCTTCTTTCTCATTCTTAAAGCTATTGTCTAATAATTCTCCGTCCACATAGACAGAAAATTTACTACCCTTCTTGGCTAGTACAACCTCTTTATCCTTACGCTTACCAGCTTTGAAGGACTTTACCTTCTTTTCGCCACTCGCAAGTTTGAGCTTTTCTCTTAGTTCTACAAATGATTGCATATATTATTCTTCTGGTTTTTCAGCCTTTCGCTGAACCAATGTTGATGCAATTTCTACCTTCTTTGCATCCAATGCGGCTGTCATTTTATCAGCCATTATTCCTTCAAATTCTTTACTGGCAGATACATTATCGCCATCATTTAGGTTTTTAATCAAATTTTCTACTGTCATTTTTTAATTCCTGTATTATATATTTATAATATTTTATGCTTCATGCACTAAAATTCTTCTTCGCCTGAACCATGAGCTCCGGCTTTGGTTTCGGCTTCTATTTGCTGTTCCATATCTTTTATATCTTCATCAGACATTTTTAAAATGTTTTTAGCAACCCATTCATGTGAAAGATATTTACCTATATAATCTTCTACTGAGGACAATAGATCAAACCTTTCACGTATCATTTCTGACTGTTTTAATTCAGAAAAATAGTTATCTTCAATATAATCGAAGGCAATACTTTCTTTCCAAGTTTTCCAATCATCTTTTGTAATGATACCCTTTAATAAGAGTTGAGTTTTTAGCAGTTGCATGAATAAGTCAGAGAATCTACTTCTCAACCTATCAATAAACTTCTTAAACTTAACCTCGTCTCTTGTAATCTCAGTTGTTCTACCAAGACTATATTGCGACTCTTGTTCTAATCTGTTGACTGGTACATTTAAACTCTTATATAGTTTCTTTTGGAAGTATATAATATCATCAATCTGCCCTAGATTTTCACCACCAGGTAGTGTTGTGATCTCTGTACCTCTTCCGCCCTCTCGTCTAGGTAAGAAAAAGTCTTCCAACATTGACATGTGCTTACGATCATCTTTAATATCGCCAGTCTTAGCATCATAGACAAGTTTGTTTCTATATTGATTCATAATACCTCTTAGGTATTCTTCTGCCTTACCCTTTGGTAAATTACCAACATCAATATAAAATATTCTTCGTTCAGGAGCTCTTGATATACGATATATCACTAATGAGTCTTCCATCATTCTTAATTGGTTAACTGGTTTTAGAGCCTTATGTAAATATGATAAGATTCTCTTACGACCAGGATCCATCATACCTGAAGTACAGTATGCAATGGCATCTGGATAAATTTTAATACCCTGATTGGCTGAATTCATTGCCTTATCTTGGAATAAAAAATATTCTTCTACATTTTTTATAATTTTTGCCCCAGTTTTTGGATCAGTTATTTCTTCAACTTCTTTAATTTTTCTTATTTTTGCTGGGTCAATATACCTTAATTCTTTAATCCCTTGTTTAGGGTTTTCGTTATTAATAATAATATGATATGGCAATCTACCATCGATGTACCATTTTCTAAATATATCATGTGAATATGCATTAAAATTTAACAATGAAAGTATCGTATCAAATTCATGTTTAACTGTTTCTTTAATTTTATCTGATATCTCTAATTCATCTAATATAATATTAACGGGTGCGTCATCATGATCACCCACTATTGCCTCATTAACAATATCTTCAATTGCAGCATCGCATTCCGGCTGTGAAGCTATGTCTCTGTATTTTAATATTTGCTCAACATCAGTTTTGGCTTTATCGCCATCCATATCAATATAGGCACCAAAATGTCCACCAGCTTGTATAACGCCAGCGCCATCATCATTGTCAGTACGTGGTACAAAAGAAGGCCTTACAGGCTCCTTACTTTTACCTTTTCTATTGATTTCGAATCCAAAAAATTCTGCCATAATTTACCTCATATTATCGGAGGGGATAATTAAATCCCCTCGTCCAATATTATTTATACCTACGAAGTGGTGTCTGATTCCCAGTATTGTACTTGGAATTCCACTGTGAACTCTTCAATAGTATTTTCTGAATCATAACTCACTTCTATCTCGGAAACATTAGTTGGAAATAGACCTCTAAAGTCATATTTCTTTGTAACCTCTCCAGCTTTATTCAATTGTTCAACAATTGCGTCAGCCTGATAGTCTGTAGGATTTGATAATCCTGTGTTTGAGTTATTGTTATTAATACCATTCATCCATCGTTCCATAGCATTACGAACCTCAAAACCAGTGTCGTTAATGACAGTGATTGTCCAAGGATCAAATGTTCTGTCACCAGCTATTTGCAATGTTCTACCTCTGAATAATACAGGGATAGGTGCAATAATTGATGCAGGCATTTGAGCTGTTTTACACATAAATGATGT